TACAACTATAACCCCTGAAAACATACAACTTATGGAGGAATCGATCAATGAGACTATGGCAGAAACTATTATTTCTCTTCCTGAAGCAAAAGCAGATATGCTTAGTGTTGAAGATGTAAGAACTATATTAAGTACACAAAATGAGTGGACACAGGCAAGCAAGGCTATTGCGGCAAAGCTTTTATCAGGTAAGTTGCCGCAATCAATTGTTAATGGGATTGGTGCACTTCAAACAGCGCAAACACAAGGAGTGACCAAAAGTGTAGGTGAAGTAATGGCAGATAGTGTTCGCAGTGCACCAAAGAGTAATGAATTTTTGAATTTGATTCGTCTTCCAAAGTTTTAGGAGTTGTTTAGAGATCTTGAACAAGGATCAGAGCTTACACTTTTAACCTATCGGCAATCTTTAGTTACTAACCTTCCGAATATTGCTTTCCAGCAAACGTTTGGAAAAAGACAGGCAATAACCAATCTTGAGACAGAGAAAAGTCAAGTAGAGCGACTGACACAAAAGGCGCTGGATGAAATATATTCAAGACTTTCGAATGAATTTGGGATTGATCCTGCTCATTTTGTTGAGCAGGTGCTCAATGTAATGAATAAAATGAGCATTACGCAATACCGGACATTTGAAGACATTATTGCAGAATGTATTTATTTGAATCAAACCAATATTGCTATCAAATTCCATTATATAAAAACAATTTTCTATAATACTAGAACGGCAAGCAACATCATCATTTATCAATAAATAATAATCTGTATCGCAAAGCTCCATACCAGGATTATAAGTTGCTCCTTGGTTGCCTGGCATTTTAAGGTGCTTTATTTTGCCAGTCAGAAGGAAGTGCTTATCAAATTCTTTTGTTTCAGTGTTATCTATGATAACAATATTTTTAACTAAATCACATTGCTCTAATTGATTTAAAGTATATGCAAAAATATCTTTCGGGCAAAGAAGCAATGTTGGAATAACAACTGTTATACATTTTTTACGAACAATATTTTTAACTCCCGCTTCCTCACAATCCATTCTCTCTCCCTTACTTAAATTAATATTCCCGTATTTACATTACTTATCGGTACAATTTCATTAAAACTTTAGACATTTCTAATATTATTATATGTTTTATAAAAATTCTCATCAATTCCTATATATCCATAATGTTTATTCGTGCAACTAGTATCTACAATAACTTTAAACCCTTCTTGTTTAACTTTATTACAAAAATATACATCTTCGCCTATTCCAAATTTTACATTAGGGTCTGGATTATCCATAAAACTAAAAAACGGCATGCCAATTTTATCAAAAACATCCATTTTTACCAATAAACAAGCAGCACCAACAGAGTCAACTTCTATTAATTCATTTTCTCCCCATTCAAGAACTTCTTCATAAGCATTAATCTTGCCCCTAAACATTACAGGGTTAAATGGGTCATTTCTCATAAAATTTAACCCGCTTACAATCGGAAGATTATGAGATAGTAATTTTACTATCGTAAGCGGGTTATGTTCGTGGTCAATATCTAAAAACAAAACATGAGAACAATTATATTGTTTAGCTGTTAAAACTATTTGATTTCTCATTACAGCCAATCCCTGATATCCTCCAGCCTTTAACAAAACATGAGGAACTGGCTTTTGCATCTTACAAAAACTTTCAAAAAAAACATACGGAACAAAATCCGTACTATTGCACATCCCGATTCCTATTTTGATTTCTCCCATTCATTCTCCCTTAATTTTTTTGTAATAATATCTTATATTGTGCTGCTGCTGACCAAACTTGAGAATCTTGATCCCAAACAGCCGGTAAAGCAAAATCTCTTGTTATTTCCTTGCAAGTATAGCCTGTAACTGTAATAGACCCATGATCCAAAAGCGTCTTTAAGTATCCCATTATTGTTTCAGATTCAGCAGGGCCTCCATTAGAACTTGATCCTTTAGAGTAAATATCAAACTGAACAGTAAATTCTTCAAAATTAGCTGAAGTTATTGTTCCTGGGGAAAAACTATAATCATGTTCATTTGTTATAATTGAATACACAGCAAATGGGAATGTGGGATTTTGATTTTTATTAAAATAATAAAAAAATCTCCCAGAAATCGCAGTATTGAAATCAGAAGCCGCTGTACATTTATTATATATTCCTGTTTTAATATCTGTATACATAATTAAATTCTATTTTTATGCTTTGAAAACATTCTTGTTATTCTCCCCTTAGAAGCCACAAGAGCTGTCCTAAGCCATGGGCGCTTAACTTCTTTCCAAGTTCTCCCCAATTCATGCCTAATTCCCATTTCTTCAGTTGTCCCAACCCTACCTGCAACAATTCCTGTATTTTTACCATAAATTGGCTGAGATACTGTATTTTCGCCACCACCCTTATCTCCACTAGAAGTAATATAACTAATAGATTCTTTTAAAACAGTTGTGTCAGGAGCTGGTGGAGTTTCGGGGTTAGAAGAATAATGAATCCCCCCTAATTGTGAAGGCCATGGGCGAAAGCTACCCTTTTTCATTGATTTTTTAGCAGTTTCAAGAACTATTTTACATCCATCCTCTACAATATCCTCTTTTATATCATTTAAAAGAGATTCTACTTTATCATCCTCCCATATTACTCTCATTCCACTTTCCTTAATTCAAGAATAAATTTCTTATCCTGCATAGCTATATTGTTCACAAATACTATCTCATAAATATCATTATTTTTATCATATAATCTATTGGCTTCTGTAATTGTTAAACTCAATGACTTTTTAAAAATAAACATATGAGAAGAAAAAACCTTAGTTGAGCCTCCTGAAACTCTCTCCCCAGCAAATCTATCACTAACCCTTCTCGCAACCAAAACACCTTTTAAATTACTCGCCAAAGTCGCCCATGTTTCAGTATAACTACCCATCCCATCAGAAACTTTAGTTGATTGTTTTATTGTGACAATTGTTTTCTTTCCTATCATACTAAACGCCTACGATATCTATTTAAAATAGTATTTACTTCTTTAGGAATATCTTTATCTTCAAAAACCTCCTCAATATTTTCCATTTTATATCTCTTAACACCAAAACCATCTTCATCGTTTCTATTATGAAAATATTTTGTTAATATTTTTATAGCAAGTTTTAAATCTTTTGGCATATTCGTACTGGAATAACCAGCTGTACAATCAACAATTATATTTTGTGAGCCAATTGGCCATCCCCAAGAGCGGCGAATATATCCCTTATTCAAATCAACTGAAAAACTATCTTCTGCATCATCAGGCATACATAAATAAGCCCAATTGTTATTTATAGCATTTAAACCATAAACCTCTATCAATTCAGTTGATTTAAAATTAGAATATACTGAAGACAAAACTTCAGCTGACCAACCAGAAATAGCAGAAATAGCAGTAGCCACAGCCGACATAGTTGTGTTTGCAGCAAAAGTTATCGACGTATTTGCAGTGCCATTGTAAACAAGGCGAATGCCAGTCGAAGTAACAGATACAGAAGCAGTAGAGTTAGCATTTGTATTTTTCACTTTTAAAACATCTAAAATATTTATTGAAACCCTATCAACAGCGGTTAAGGGATAATCTTCTAAAAAAAGGATATTTTCCCCATTTCCATCATATCTTTTTTTAGAATAAGAAGTTGACTCAAACTCTCTTTTGCAAAATTGTTTTACAAGTAATTCAACATCTTCATGAATCAAAGTAATTGCGGCAAATTCTGCTTCACTCGGATCACTAAAAAAATCACTCATTTCGCTAGTTGGAACGATCATTATAAATTATCCTCATTAAAATAAATTCCCCCAAACTCACTAGAACATTTAGGACAGCTCCCCATCCAAATAATATGATGGCGATAAGAAAGTTTCGATATTTCCCTTAAAACCCATACATTGCTCAAACAATTTAAACAAAAAAGAAGGGTCCAATTATTTTCGAATAAAGCAATTGAACATTCATCGCAAATCGGTATACAGAACTCTTTATCAATTGTAACATCTCCATACTCCTTATTATTTTTTTGACCTATTGGACAAATAATGCAATTAGTTGCTTTTCTAGTTAATTTATCATATGGTCCATGAGAAAGAAAACAAATCTCATTGCTCAAAGTAGCAATTAATGCTGCTTTATCACATTTGTCCATACAAGCCCTCCTAATTAACTACTAAATCTAAAGAATTCCCCGTTATATCCAATTTTAGTCCCTGTCCTGAACAATCAATATTATTTTTATTAAACAATTTTTTTAAAGGGGATACAACGGGTCGTTTATCAAACCCTTCACGGATATAATTAATCACAGCGTAAGCAGTTAAACCCTCCTTCCAATTCTGCTGTGATTGCAGAATCGCGTTCGCCATAAAGTTAGCCGTTGTGCCGACGCCACCAAGCTGGGTGTCGTAAGTACGGAGGGTGCGAGTAGGAGCGGTATAAGCTATCTGCGTCGAAGTCGCTCCGGTTTCACCGCTGGCTGCTGTCCAAGAAGCAAGATTCCCTTGAATGAACCAATTTGCCTCTGCATCGCTGGAGTAATATTTGTTGCCCTTAAAAGTACCAGCAGAAAGCATCGCAGTTGCGAACCCTAATAACTCTCCAGTCCCAATCCCTGCGAATTGCAGCTGATTATTTTGAATATTAATGTTTGAGACATCGGTTAAACCCGTATCCAACTTAATCCCTTCACCTACACCTCCGACTGTCTTCCATTGATAAACAACATTGTTATAAAGATCTAAATTCCTTGCACATAAATTCGCTGGGGTTGAAGAAGGATTCCCAACAACACTAATTCCTATAGCATTAACAGTGACATTCGTCGGATCAGTAATGATGTTATCATGAACTTTTGACCCATCGTTACTTAGAAGAAGTATTATTGTTGCGGTCCCAGTATGCGTGCTCCCTTCCATCAAAACATTCCCAAAGATATTCCCAGAGCTAACTTGACGCACGCCAGTTCCAACATCGCCTACCCGCAAATAGCCTTGCACAAATAAATTATTGTATACATCTCCCCCACAACGAATATCAGCGCCCTCTCTATCCGAAGCGTAAAAGATGTTTCCTCTGATTATAACCCCACTCATGCAGTCATTTCCGCAATTACCAGCGGAAAAATAAAGATGCCGACCGTAGAGACTTCCGTCTACGTATCCCTCATCATACGGAGTCGAAAAAACATTCTCCTCCAACAACAGTCCCTGAGCATATTCAGCATATATTTGCCCATCGTGAGCTTGATTGCCGTAAAAAACACACCGCCTAATCGTGGTATTTGTTACCCCAGTTCCTTGTATTTTTTGCTCATGATGTCCGTCAATGCGACAGTCTTCATAAGTTATATGATCTGATATTCCGGTAATATCGATACATCTCTTTGCCGTTGTCCAATCGGCGAGATAGAAATAAATTCCAGATACAAGTAGATTACTGACATTATACGTATATAATGCCGTCCCTATAGCATCGGATGTAATTTGAGGTCTATTTCCTGAACCATATGATGAAAAAATAATGGGAGAAACAGAAGAAGGGCCGCTCTTAACCCAATTTCCAATTCCACCACTCGAAAAGCGCGTGATCCATTCATCGCCACGCTCCAACAACAAAATGTCAGCATACCCGTTTCGAATCTGTGCATAGCCAGCAGAAACCGTCGCATAGGGTAAAATTTCACCGGTAGCGACGAACATTCCATCAGTATCAAATGCCAGATTTGCAATTGTCCCCGGCGCACCAGTCCCATCATTTCCCGTGTTAGAAACAAAAACAACGCGAGAAGTAGCATAACTTCCACTATTCACAAGAGCACTTAAATCGGTCCAACCACCAGAAGTAATGGGCAACCCGGTAAACGAATGATTGATCGCCCAGACGGGAGAAGCGTAGACGACCAAAATAAGCAATAAAAATTTAATTAGGAACATTCCCAATCTCCGTAGGGCTGATCAGAATTTGATCATAATAATGGGTATACCCATCCGCTGAGTCCTTACTTAATCTAAATTCTATAGCATTAGCTGTTGCCGTTCCAACGGAAGTACTAGCATCAGCGGCGCCTTTAGTAGGCGTAGTCTCTATCGTTACCGCCGAAACTCCATTAGTTCCATTACCGGCAGTATAACTTACCCATATGTAATACGTTGTATTCGCAGCTATTGCCCCAGCTGAAGTAGCTCCATATGCAGTCCCATTATAAACCCTCATTGTCCCATCGCTAATTACTCTTAACGAAGACACAGTATTACTTCCATCATACAACAATCCCACAGTAATATTCGATACGGGCAAATTAGACATTCTAAATCTAAAAAAACAATTTACCGTCGATTGCGCTGCAAAATTTGCACTAGCGCTAGAATAATTTGCATTAATTTTCAAAGATTGAGAACCGCGCAAAACTGTCGTACCCTCGTCCCAATCAACAGTCCCTGTTGATGTCCAGCCACTACCGGCCCCGTCCGGATCGCCGGTAGTCTCGAAATCCTCGTTCACTAGCCAAGTTTGCCCTCCCTTCTTAGAAAGAAGGGATAACTGTTGCATTACACCAGCGCTACTCACGCCGACTTGTAAAGTACAAAGGACACAAATATACAGGATCAACCATAACCTACGCATAATCTTACTCCTGTGTCCAAGCGTTTGACTGACAAATTGGTCCATCAGCATCGTAATAAACACAAGTAATTTGATCACCCGTCGTACCTGTGGAAGTTGCCTTATGCCCGTCTGCATTAGCGACGCCATCAATAACCATTCTATCATTAGCATTAACATCAAGATCAGTTGAAATCGCACCCATAACAATCAATGTTGTTGCTACCGTTGGGCATTCAGCAACCGCTGGCAAAGTTATATCTTTAGCGTCTACTGAAACAGACCAAACAGTATTTGAAGCCTCTAAGCATGTAAGAACTTTATTATCAGCCGTAGTCCCGACTCGTGTAGTCCCATAATCAACCGACTTGGGGGCAAAAAACATCACATCCGCCGAAAGAGGAACGCCAATCTCTTGGGGGAAAGACCCCGACGCCGTAGGTCGAGTCTGTGTATAATCTCCAGTTGTAGATAAATAGATTGGAATACCTATTGACCAATTCCAAACATCATTCCGAATCGGTCCGTGAGTTACGACTTTCAATTCTGCTCCATCCGTCCCCGCAGCAGTAGCAATAGCCTCACAAGATTTCGGCCGATCTGGAGTCGCCCCCGTATCCTCTGCTGTATTATCAGCAATCATCCACTCGCTTGCAGCACGATCAAAATACACACAATCCCACTGTGTTATTGCTTCACCAGCATTAGTTCCATTCATTGCAAATGTTTTATATGTATCATCAGTTGCCGGAGAACCATCCATTTCAATGTTAGCAGTAGTAATTCCAATAATAGCAGCATCTACTAAATCATCATCTGTAGTATCCCCACTTAAACGATCAGGGTCAATATTGTTAGAAGTAGATGATTCTTTTGCATTTAATTGTGTTTGAATAGCACTAGTTACACCATCAACATAAAGCAATTCAGTTGCCGTCAATGTCCCACTATCGCTAATACCATCAATAATATTAAAATCACTCGTAGATGGTGTCGAAGCATCCGCAAAACTAACTCCACCAGAAATACTAGGAGGAGCAGCAAAAACTTTAGGGATAAATAAGAAATAAATAAGCAATAAATAAGAAATAAGTTTCATTATGGCACCATATCAAGATCAATAGTTACATTAGCAGAATTTACTATACTATTTGTAATTGCGACTGTTAGTTCTTTATCATAATGAATTTTTTGATAAAAATCGGATGTTCCTTCTTGTGAAGTTCTTTCTGGTAAAATTTGATAAGAACTAGTGGCATCTACAATATTTGCCCCATTGCTAGTAGCAGATAAAATAACAACTCCCCTATCGTCCGTAATGGCTAAATCAGATAAATCAGTTGGAGCCGTACCCCCAGGAGTCGGATAAACCGTTACTGTATACAAATAATAACCTGCCAGCTTCGCCATATCTGTAGAAGTAAGGGTATATGCCATAGATCCATCTGAAGCTGAAGCAGTGCACGTCAACCTCACAATTTTCCCCATTTTACCAACATCAGAAATATCCGGAAATTCTGTAACTGCACAAGTTCCACCAGCAAAAACGCTCAATGGGAAAAACAAACAAAATAAAAATACTAAAAAGGCTCTCTTCATTACTTCTTCCTCTTATTACATTTTAAATAAATGTCCAATGGACACATTTCACAATATCCACACTGATTATCCATAATTATTCTCCTACAAATTTATCGTATAAAGAGATATGCTCCTGTTTAATCTTACCAATCCTACTTAGTTTCTTTAATTCATCCATAATAATAGAGATCCCTACCGGACCAATTTCAATATCTTCAGATTTATCAAATTCAGAGCGCCACTTAACAACCCCGTTTTCAAACCTAATTTGAAGATTTTTATGCTCTTCCTCTGTAAATCCAAATTTATCAAATCTTAAATCTTTTACTATACGAGCATTGGTAATATTCCCCTCATAATGTTCAAGAATATCTAATAGCAGAAGTCGCTCATAAACGCCTAGTTCCATATTTAAATCCTCCCATTGTTATAGTTTTCCCATGTTTGTTTATTAACATTTATAATCCCTAAATGGTCATTTGTACAAGTTGGATCAATAAAAATACTATATCCCAACTCTTTAGCTTTCTTACAAAAATACAAATCTTCAGAAATGCTAATTTTCCTATTACTTCTATCAAAACCTGTATAAAATTCGAACCATGGAAATTTCATCTTTTTAAAAACTTCCGTTTCTACTAAAAGACAAGCACCTCCTGTAGCGTCAACTTCAAACAATTCATTTTTCCATTCTATTATATTTACATATTCCTCAATTTCATTATCCCAATTAAAAATTACTGGATTATATGGCTCTGTCCTTTTAAAACTTAATCCTGAAACAATTGATTTATTATGAGAAAGTAATTTAATTATTGTATCTTTGGGGAAGCGGTGGTCAATGTCGAGAAATAAGATATGACTATAACTTTGGTGATCCCTTAATACAGTATTAATAGAATTATTCCTTAAGTCATCTTGTCGGCCACGGGTAGAAAATCCAACAGCATACGGTATTTTATTTTTATGAAGAGAAGTTGCTATTTGTATATATGATTCAAAAAATGGAAGAGGAATATAATCCCAAGTGCAACCTAAAGAAATTAAAAGTTTGGTGTTTTCTGAAATCATAGAGGTCCATTAATTGCAAGTTCGGGAAAATTTAGCTTATGTGGTAATTCATTTTTAATTATAAAAATATCTCTTGCTAAAGCTGCTTGTTGGGAAGATTTAAAAGTTGCTTCCCTAAAAACAATCTTATTTTTATATCTAATGCTTGCCAAATATTTCATTGTAGGTTTATATAATGAAATACCATAATATCCAATCCCATGTTTATAATTTATTTTAGTTGAAACCTCTGTTTTAAAACAACCACAAGATTTTGATTTCCTAAAAGTTAAGACTTGCAGTTCCACTATTTTCCTTATTTTCTTTTCACAAGAACATTCACATAAAAATTGTCTCTTGTTATGTTTATTTTTCTCTACCACTTTAATAACAGCCCATCTTCCAAACTTATCGCCAATATTAATTTCTTTTCTATTATGTGCAATCCCCATAGTTATTCCTTCCTATGCATCCATTGATTATACCTAGAGCAGGAGATGGATTAAGTCTCTTTTCGGTTGCAAGCCTAGCTCTAAGTAATTGAAATTATGTTATTTTAAGCACAATATACGACCAATCCGTTAATTACCTCTATATTAGTAACAGCTCCAGAGGCGAAGGTAGCACCACTCGTTCCCCCAACGCTATAACTATCACACTCACAGGCTGTTCCTAAATCTGCCGTCCCTCCAACAATAAACATCTTATCAGCAGAAGCATCCCATAACCAATATGAACCTGTAGTTGAACCAAAGAATTTCGTATCATATGGCTCAGTATCAGCCCCAACAGTCAAAGTTCCCTTTAAAGCAACATTGACATTTTGAGCAGTTGCGCCAATATTCCATCCAGCACTAGCGGCAAAAGTAGTATTGAAGTTACTATTGTCCCACTTCATTACTACATCACCAGTAGCAGCGTCACCAAAACGAACTTCGTCGTTATCGTTTAGGTGAATATCCGCACCTTCACAAATCAACTCATCGCCACTAACGTCAAATAACCAATACGCACCAGTAGTAGAACTAAAAATCTTAGTATCGGCACCAGCAGCATCAGCGCCAACAGTTAATGTTCCCCTCAAAGTTATATTGGTATTGGCAGATGCAGAACCAATATTCCATCCAGCAGTAGTAGCAAAGGTGGTATTGAAATTAGTATTATCCCATTTCATCACCACGTCCCCTGCTGCCGCATCGCCTAGACGTAATTCATCATTATCATTAAGATGAATATCCGCCCCCTCACAAATCAACTCATCACCACTAACATCAAATAACCAATATGCGCCAGTAGTTGAGCTAAAAATCTTAGTATCATTACCAGCAGCATCAGCGCCAACAGTTAATGTTCCACGAAGAGTTGCATTGATATTAGCAGAAGCACCACCAATATTCCAAGAACTTGCTACAGCAGCAGTAGTAGTATATGCAGAGCCTGTCCAAGTATGAACGATATCTCCTGCCGCTAAGTCACCTAAACGAAGTTCATCATTATCGCCCATATGTAAATCAGCAGCGTCAAATACTAATTCATCAGCTGATTGATCCCAAAGAGCAAAACTAGATGCAGTATCTCCTAAAAATTTTACATCAATCCCAGTGCCATCTACTCCAAAATGAACACCTGTAGTTGCAGTAGACCCACGTTTTTCAAAAATTAAATTGCCAGAACTCCATCCAGATTTTAGTAAACTAAGAGCCATAATTTAACCTCCATACGCAATTAAGCGTTTATCAGCAATGGTTTTGCTTATCTTCCTCGTGCCTTAATCGACCTTTCAATATTTTTAGTTTTAGGAGACTTTTCAACCATTTTATGCATTGGTGGATTCTCCAATTCTTTTGCTTGTAAATCTTCTTGAGAGTTTTTATCGACTTCATCAATTTTAAGAATTCTTACAGTTCCCCTACCCTCAAGATGCCTTGCTGCTGTTTCAAGAATAGTTAATTGAGAATTTTTGGGGTTTCCCATCCATTCATACAAAAATTCCACCCTTACATAATTTGGATACATAATTCTCCCTAATTTTGTTATGCTAAATTGACACACTACTATATTTCAAGTAGTGTGTCTTGTTTTATAAATTTGCGTTTGTTAATTAAACAATTGCAGTTGGTTTAACTTCATGCATAAAACGAGGGCCACCAAGAATACAAATTACACCACCCTCTACCGGGTCATCAGTACTTTCTACCATTTTAAGCCGAACATACTTATCAGTTCCACTAAGTTCAGAAGCATTTACTTCAACCGCATACATTTGATTTTCCCCTGCGGTCGTAGTAAAACCAGCCGTAGTGGCAGTACTCATATCACTCCAAGTATCCCCACTTGTGCAAGCCCAATAATCAAATGCCATTGCGGTCGTGGTGCTAGGTGTAACATTATCACAACTCTCTACAGTTACAACTGTGACACCAGTATTCCCTTGAGACTTATGAATAAGCCACAAAGCTTTATCATATTTACCAAGGTTAACAACATCTGTAGTTTTAGTTCCAGCCATAAAATCATCATGAGATGTAATAAAATTAGCATCTCCAACATTTACAACATGAATTTCTTGAAAAATTCTACCTTTAGAATCCATAATTTATACCTCCATTTAACTTTTATATAGGAAAAACCTTAATCAACTGATTTAAAATAACAACATTCCCGAAATCGTAAAAAATGGTGCAGAAGCTAGGTCGGGAGTTACCCAGTTTATCAATCCGTCGATCTATCTGCACCAAACCCATATTAATTTACAACTTTACCATATTTAATTGAAAATTAACTACGAGTCGCAAGAACCACTATAGGACTAATAGTATCACTTGTTGCTTGAGGTGGAGTGATAGCACTCTTCCAGGCACACTGACCATCAATTCGAAATACAAATTTGAAAGCGGTTTGATCATAATCAAATTTTAAATGAACTGAAGAACTATAATTTCCACCTTCATTCCCTGCCTTAAGAGCAACATAATATTGGCTCCAATCAACAAGAATAATATCTCCAACAGTCCCTAGAGTAGAACAATGTTTATTCCATACAATAGGAAGACCAAAAAGAGTATCAAATGGCCGTCCAGCTGCACCATTTGCAGGCATAAAAACTGGGATTCCTCCAGTTCCTACAGCAAGGCTCATAGTGGCGAGCTGTGGCAAAGTGTTAGGATTTGCCATCCAAATTGCCCTACTTCTGTCACTAATGCGAGCATACATTTTAAGAATATTTTCAAACAAAATAGTAGTCGCAAGCTGACCAGATTCAGCAGAAACAGTTACAATAGCAGGAGCATTTAAAATACCTTGAGGTTGTCCAGCTCCAGTGCCACGAAGTAACTTATCATTAAGTTCATAAGTAAGAGCATCTCTAAAAGAGTCTCTTAGGATTACCTCCATAGATGATGGAGAATCTTGAATAATCTCATCAGTCACATACGCAAGCAAACCAAGCTTCTTAAGATTCAACCGCATTTTGCCAAACTTAAGAGAACCAGCTGTATGCTGTTCCTCTTCATCCATCCATGTAACCTGGACATTCCCATACACTTTTCCAGAACTCTCATCAAACCCATTAACATAGGGCATCTCAATAGTATTCCGTTGTAAATAAACTTTACGAGTACGACTAAAGGCAAGATCCTCCTGAGTAATAGGTTTCATGAGTTCAGCATTCCACTCCGGAGGAATTAAATAAGCTCCAGCTTCATTATCAGAAATATTTTGTGATGGGGTTCCAGCAGCCTTAGCTACCCATGATTGCATAGTCTTAGAAAGATTTCCCCGCCCAGCAGACCAAACCTCTTTCCCAAATTCGCTAAGAGTCTTAAATCCACCCTTAGGATCTTTATCAAGAGGCTCATCACCAACACTAATCCGCTTATCTACAGAATCACTAAATTCCTTAAATTTCTTATCTAACTCTTCGCTCATAGCCTTCGTATACTCATTAATAGATGCAGTAACTTCAGGTTGAACAGTTGACTTTACTACTTCCTTTAGATCATCCATTGTCATCTTCTTAGTATTCTCACTCATTTTATATTACCTCCAGATTATATTCTATTATATTTGTGTTTTTATATTCTAATTTGCTAATATTTAAAAGCCTAATATTTCTTAGATATCTCCAGCCTTAGCCGATTAGAAAATAATTCCCTTTGCTTTCATCAATCTTTCATCAAAAATATCTTTTGCTGAAGGAGCAAATTTAATTACCTCGCTCAGCATTCCCTTCACAGTTGACTTAAAATCTTCAATATCAAGTTCTATTTCTTTTTCACAAATTTCTAAAACAGGAGCTTCTTCCATTTCCACATCAATTTCAACTGATTTTGCTTTAGGTTTTTTAATTTCATTAATTAATTCTTTTTGCCCCTGAATTTGTTCTAAAGCTTTCATTAAGGCAACATCTATCTCAATAGATTCATCTTCAGAAATCATTTGAGCTAAATCAACTAACTCTTTTAAATAAGCTCCAGAAAAATTTTCAGTTTTTTGAACAAATTCATCAATATTATACTTATCGGCATTTTTAATCCATTTCTTTAACATTTTCTTTCTGTTATCTTCATTTGGCATTGAAAATTCAACAATGTGATGAAAACGACCAGGACGATCAATTAAAGCATCTGGCAATTCTTCTGGAAAGTTAGAAGTAAGAATAGTAAGCACTCCTTTATTATTTCTAATTCCATCCATTTCGGTTTTTAAAAGGTCAACAGTATATCCATTCAACCAAGTATCAATGTCTTCAATAAAGAAAATAGAAGGAGCTAATTCTCTTGCCATTTCAAAACCAAGCCCAAGAGTATAATTAGCAGAATATTTAAAATCTTTTGAAGATGCCCAAATAAAAGTAGTATCTGATTTTTCCATTAAAACGCGGCCGCAACGAGTTTTCCCATTGCCAGGCTTGCCAAAGAAAATCATCCCCCTACTATTTTTTTCTTTTGATAAATGTTCTACATTTCTTTTAATTACATTTTTTGTTTCATCAGATGGGAAAATAACATCTTCCCACTCAATTCCTGTTTTTTCTAAAAATTCTCCCCCAACTGAAAATTTTTCGCCCTTCAAAAGGTTATTTTCTTTTGCCCATTTGACAGAATCAGAAATAATTCCCTTAAGAAAATCCGACTGGTTTTTATGAGAAAAGAAAACTATCTCATTCCCACCCCAAGAAGGAATATATTGAATAACAAAATTTTCAGCATCTTTAGATTTATAAAACCTTGTCCCTGAAATTAAGAATTCTTCTGCCTTCTTAGAATCAAGCTGAATAATTTCATAATTTAACGGAACCTCAAACCCGTTATAAGTAAAATTTCTTTCATCTAAAAGAGAATGAGGAGATAAAACATTTTTAAAAGCACTAAAATAATTCCCCGTCATTGCATGAGGAACAAAAAATGCTGTAGTAAAAATATCCTTCACCTTGCACTTCAAAAATTTAGTAAAAATCTTATATTCAAAACCATATGGCTCAGTTTTCACTTGCGTAATATCAAAATCTTCTCCATATTGCTTTTTAACAATTTCGGTTTTTTGTTTTTCATCTAAATTTTTAACATTTAAAGAGTTTAACAATTTCTGAATTCTTTCAACTTCAGTTTGTTCATTTTTTATTTCAACTTGTTTTTCCTCTTGCTGGCTTTCTTTTTGAACAATTTCTAATTCCTTTTCGATTATTTCATCAAGGGAAAATTCTAGAATTTCATCATTCCCTTCTTTCTTTTCATTTTTCAATTCGGCTATTTGCTTCTCAAATAAATCTTCTCTTTCTTCTTCCCCCAAGCTATTCCATTCATCAACAGAAAGACAAGATTTCTCAAATGCCTTAGCCACCAAACCACCAAGAGAAATTACAGCCCCATCGAATAAATTGATATCAGAAGGCAATTTAGAACTACCCAACAATGACTTTATATCATCTTCTTCCAATTTTTCTGCTTCTTCCTTTTCGCAATTACAATTTTCGCAATTATTTTCACATTCTTTCTTTTCCAAATCAATAAAACCAACTACTTTTGCCTTATCTTCATCTTGAACTGTAATTAATTCAATATATTCAGGAGACTCTTTAATCTTTACTACAAGTTCTTGGATTTCTTTAGATTTAATTAATCCTTTTTGCTCACAATCAACTAAAGACTTAACATTTCTAATAATATTGGCATCTGGACATGCTGGAATAGAAACAGCTGACAGCTCAAGAAGCTCTACCTCTTCATAAACTGTATGGGGAACGCTCCCGTCTTTATCTTTATATTTTACTTCATCCTCATTGTCATATTCTTTAATTGGGCGAAACCCCACTGAAAATGAATTCATAAATCCATTAGAATAAAGATAATATAATTCATTTCCCAAATCCGTACTAGCAAACTGAATTTTAAATTTTAAACCCTTTTCATCCGGTTTCTGCCAAAGAGACTTCCCCACAGGCAAAGAATTATATGAATGATTAAGCAATATCACAGGGTTTTTACGATAATTTTTCAACCCTTTTTCCGTCCAAGCACTCGGCAAAATCATCTCCCCGTGACGATCTGTCGAACCAGTTGACGCATAACAAACAATGCTTCGCTCATCATCCCTATTTTCATTCTTCTGAATATATGCAAACATTTTATTTTCTAGCATCACTATCCTCCTAACTATACAAAATATCTAGTAAAATTAATCATACCCACTGGCAAAATAGCATATTCTTTCACTTCTTCAAAACTCTCATGTTCATATTTTGCATACACAACATTTTCTTCCTGGCTAACCCATAGTCCCAAGAAAACTGCATCTTTGGGGACGCCATCCACTCTTAAAATTAAACAATCATCTCCAGTTGAACGCAATAAATCGCCAATAAATTCATCTGTTATTTTAAACATCTTAATTCTTCTCATTTCAATCCACCCAATAATTACATTGGAGCAAGCCCTTCATATTATCCAATTCTTTATATTTACAATGATCATCTATTGCCATACAATAATTTTTTCCATCAAAACATGGATATTTAGCTCCGTCATGTTGATGCCTTGGGCAATGGTCATAATTTTCTGGGACAAAATTACCATGAATATCTGTTTTAACTTTTACCAGATAAATTAATTCTCCCATTTTAACTCCCTTATTAATTCTTTAAAATATCTTCTCTTAGTTCTATTCATTTGATTTTTAATATATTTAGAATACCCCTTCTTTATGTTTGTTTATCCCAAAATTATCATTCCTTGAGAATAAATAATTAGATTCTATTTTACAAATTGGCTTTGACATTTTTAAACAATTGGCCTTTATTGTTTCTAAATTTAGAAGCTTGTCTTTTAGTTGGTTCTATATTTAATTCATAACATTTATTTTCCAAATCTGAATTCATAAAGAAAAACAAAGAATTTGGAATTAGAATTATTGCACGATAACATTTCATATGTTACTGTTAAAAATAATGTTATCGTATTAATTATACAGTTCCTTTAATCTTTCCAATGAAAAAGTTTGAAGGTCAAATCTTCCATATTTAAAAATATCAAGAAGTATTAATCCTTTCCAATATTCAGTAATTCTGCCATGAATATATGGTTCATCTTTTTCAAAAAAGCAACCAGAGGTTAGTATCTGTTGCAAATCATTTTGCCCATGCCTCTTAAAATTTTCTAATTCCATAGAATGAACATGACTACAAACAACAGAACCAAACATTACTTGGCTAATTTTTCTCGTGATGTTAACCCCAGAACATTCCTTGGTTTTATTAAATGGAATATGAGTAAAATAAACACCATTTACTTCATAAAACTCACGATAAGGGATTACTTTAAATCCTCTTTCTTTTAATTTAAGATCTTTTTCTACAGAAATAAACCCTTCAAACGTAGGATCAATATCCAAATATCGAATACTTCTCTCTTCATGATTTCCAAAAATATATACCAGTTCTGGCCTATATATCTTCTCTTTATTTTTCCTTTGTCTATCTTGCAGCTCATTCAAGGGATAAAAAATAATATCTAAAGCCTCATTCCCTTTATTTATTTCTTTCTGATATCTTCTACCCTCCATTTTTAAACGTTTGTCTTTGTCCCAACCCGAAAAAACATTTAACGTTAAAAAATCCCCTAAAAACAGAATAATATCAGGTTTTTTATCTATAATAAATTGACCAAGGTATTTAAATCTCTCTAAATCATCTTCTTCTGAAATATGACAATCCCCAATGGGCAAGACTAGCAAATTATTTCTCCCTTATATTCTTGTCATTTCATTAAAAGCTGGTAATTCAATTTTATTCTTCTTTATCCACTGTTCAAAATTCATATATCTCTCCCTATTTATTGGCAACATCCTATACCCAACCAAACTCTCCCTTTTAATTCTTGCAAAATCTTCTTTACGATATTTATTCCAAGTCGGAGCACCCCCAATTCTAAGAGCAGAATATATCACTTTTATCTGCCATTCAGGGACATTAAGTACCCGCATAGCCTCAACCATTAACTCATCGCTAGCTTTTCTAGTCCCTAAAATCCCAGTGTAATAGAGATAGTCGTGCAAACAGGCCGATTTACCATATTTTCCCCAAGGAGAAAGAATAGGCTGAACAATGGCAGGAATAGAAGCTCCATTGGTAACAAAGCCTTTAGGTATTTCAATAATACTTTTAGAACCTCTATTGCCTATTCTATAACGAAAATATTCCTGTAAGAAGAATAGGTTTGTCTCCCCTTCAATTGGAGAAATTTTTAATTCTGTTGTAAAACTAGACATTTAAAGATTCTCTTATTAGATTTCAAGCAATTGATTCAATTGTTTAGGCGATGAAACTATATTTCCCTCACTAGATCCATTTACGATGCTAGCCAAAAGCCCCTGTTGATTCGTATAATTGACAGGAATAAAGGGGTCAGAAAAAACACCGCCCTTAGGATCTAGCCCTATCTTAATTCTTTCTTCATCCACAGAAGTAATAGAAGTCTGAATCCTTTTTACCGATTCATTTAAATCTTGATCCCTATTAGAAGGAATGCACTCATCATACATAACAAATAATCGAGAATCATAATTACCTATCAACTTCTCATTCAATTTTTCTTCATTTCTAAGAAGTCTTGGCTTAATGCCAAAACGCATATAAGTAGAAATAGCAGCTTCAGCATTATTCCTATTAGCCTCTTGTGAATATAGTCCAAGTGGTTGATTATATGCATTAAGAATCATTTCTCTAATAACTTCCCGCCCCTTTAAATGACTCATCTCTTTAGGAGTAACATTTAAGGGTTTATATTTTAACCCATTATCAACTAATGGTTGTTTGCCAGAATTAATAGCCCCACCAAAAGATTGCTGAAGTTCTTGCTTGAGCCTTTCAAACTCGTGGTCGCCAAGATTTTCATCTGTCTCCCAAACACCCGAAATTGCACCAAAATTGCGGAACATGGCCTCTTCATAAATATTGATCGATTTAAACAGACCAAATTCTTCTGCTATGCTGCTAAACGGAGGAAATCCATAATATTGACTTCGTGGATTAGACATTTTAAAATGTATAACTTGCCTCTCAGCTAAATCAATCTCTTCAGACCCCTTTATATATTTATACCCCTTAATAAATTTTTGCTTATCTGGAACAATCTTTATATTTTGAGTAGGGATAATCCAAAATTCCTTTGGTATTCCAATTTTATTTTCTAATACATAAATATAAGCATTCCCTGTTAATTCCAAAAAAAGCTGGATAGTCTCTTTAAAATCAAATTGGTTCATAAACCCATTAATATTTCTCATTGAATCCAAAAATGGGTGTTCGAGAATTTCCTGAAATTCAACTGCTTTTTTAACGGCAGGAAGCCCTTGCAATGTTGGGCTTTCTTTAATTTGCTTTTCTACATTTTTTTCTACAGTCCTTGCTTCATAACCCTTTAATTTTTGCCCCTTATTATTCTTTGCCACATACAAACGCAATGGAACACTAGCGCAAGAAACTGCATTTTTCCCAGCAGCTACATATATCCACCCCTTATACGAATTTACCATCTTATAATAATCATCTTCGCTATACAACTCCCTACCATATTGCCAATTATACAACCAGGGCAAAGCACCTTTTCTTGGTCTGCCCGGCCCTTTAGCTTTTAATCCAATTTCATAATCAAATGGGTTCATATATTATCCTCTAAAAATTCTATTCCCCAGCTATTTTTTTAGCTATCATTAATCTATTTCGCACTAAATCTTCGTGGAATATTTTCTCTTGAAATTCTTTTATTTCTGGGTTATAATACTCACAAATAATAAACAATTTATCTTTCTCATTTTCTAAAAACTCTTCTTTGCCCGCTTGACTTGTTGAATAATCTTTGATATAAAAATTAAAATCACCATAAGGAAACATCACTCCCAATGGCAAATCTTTAGAAAGTCTACTTGAAAAAAATAAATAATTTTGATAAGCCTTTTCTTTATTAAACATATTCTCCCGTTATTGTTTCAAAAATTAAACCATCCGTATCCGTGGGACACTTGGATTATAAAAGCACTGTATTAATGAATCAGCCCAATCAGGACTTCTTCCCAATTCCTTTCTCATTCCTTTTTTATCTGTTACCCGAATTCGCCCATTGCTAGGGTCTTCATAAAATTCAGGGACAAGCAATTCTCTTTTTAAATCATTATTATCTGGCAACATCGCTGAGGGGTCAGTACGCAACCATTCTCGAACAGCCCACCACAATTCGTCCCTTATATGCCAAAACCTCCCTATTTCGCATTTTTTTTCACTTGGAGCTGAAACATATACTTTTTTTACATTTATATGCCCTTTCACCAAATCTACATCTTTACATTTTGGGCATTTTATGATATTTTGATCATGATAAGGAGATTGGCACTCAGGACAACGAAAATAAGAATATCTCCCTAATTTCGGAGGGATAGCAGCCCCAATGCCATCAGACTCAATATTAATTTGATAAGCATTTACATTAGCGTAGATTATAGCTGTTTTTGAAGAAGAAAGATCTGTATCAATTCCTCCCCATCTTTCAAAACCAGCAACAAATGATCCATATTTTTTGCAGATGCAACAATAATCAGCTCCTTCATCAGCAACATCCATTCCTAATAATGGCAGAATCCCTTCAGTTGCCTTATCTCCATATTGAGCCTTATAAAGTTTCCATCTGACAATAGCCTGATTTATCCATTCTTCATTAATTAATTGATTAGCAGAAAAAGGAGGGTAAACGCCAAGAACAACATATGAAAAAGCATAATTTGTAATTCTTCTAATTCCTCCCTGTAATGGAGGATACTCTTGCCCTGAGCCACTTTTAACAATTGTCCCTTCTAAGAATTTAGGAACTTCAAAACAATTTCGATCTATCTCTTCTCCATCTATTAAAGGCGCTGTCCACTCAATAATTCTCTGAACAGTTTTCTTTCTTGTAACAGCTCCGTCTATTAAATTTTCTCCAGTGACAACATTTGGATGGTTAAAAGCATTTAAAGAAATTACATTGGCTCTACCATTTTGAATCAACTCATAAGCTCGCCCCAATCTTCTCTTGGGGTTATACATTATAAGCATTCTAGCCCATTCACCAGATTGACAACCATCCATCCCTATATAAATTTCATCAGGAACTGCGTCTCCCTCGTCTAATATAAAAAATTGATACGGAGCATGATATCCGGAAAATTTAGAAATCTTCTCTTCACTATCTCCAGCAGAGGGAATAACAATCCCATAAATCATATGTTTTTCTTTATCGTCACCTTCATCGTCCCCAAATTTTTCCAAATCTTCACAAATTTTAAAAGATAATTTTCTATCTTTAGCGAATAATTTAGGTTTCCTCCTCGCCCACCCTTTTATCTCTTGCCAAAGTTTTTCTAAATTTCTTTCAGGAGGCGCCGCAACTGTTAAAATTTGTGAATTGGGATAACATCTGTATATCCACACCGCAAGCGCAGAAGCAAGCCAAGTTTTACCATATGCTGTACATGATTGTGCTACAGTTACTTCATTATCTCTAACTGATTCCGCTACCTTCACAAGAGCATCAGGGAGGTACTTCACATCAAGTTCTTTTTGAATAAACCCTACCGGATCATTTTGATAAAAAGAATAATCCCTTTCTTCTAAGAATTTTCTGATTTCATCATCAGAATAGCTCCCCATTATATCATCAGCAATTGCCTCAATATCTAATTCTTCAAAATTCAAAACTAGTTTATCCTTTTAATCATATTCTTTTTATTAAATTTTTCCTGCATTTTTTCTTTAAGTATCTCTTGCAATTCAGGAGGAAAATTCTGAAACATCTGATTTAACTGAATATTTATATTAGTCCCTGTAGAAGAATTCATCCCGAGCTGTTGAGCAAGCTCTTTTAAAGCATTTAATTTATTAAACATTTTAATTTCTGTTTCTTCTACAGTTTCTTTTCCTCTCGTTCTATTTGTTTTTTTAATAGATTGAACAGCTGCCGCTTGGCCTCTAGTCAATTCAGACAAAGGCTTAGGATTATTGTCTTCATCAACAAAATCCTGGGCATTATACGTGGCAAGGTCAAACCATTCTTGTAAAACCCTCTCTTTTGAAATCTGAAGTTTTTGCGTAATGGAAAGTTGTAAATTTGAAATAAGATTTTGGACAAGTGGACTTTCTAACAATTTTAGCCCGACAGCATTCGCCTGCCAGGAATTAATCCCACATCTTTTCGCAGCTTCTTGATAATTATAGTCAATTATATATTCATTAGCAAAACGCTCCATTAAAAGAGTTGGCTTTTTAGCATCACTAATCTCTTTTGTAATGGAACTAAATTTAACAAGATCTAAATTTTCAGAAAGAGCTTGTTCAATCTTCTTTTCTTTATCTTCTTTTCTTTCGTCACTCATAATACGACAAAGTTTCTTCTAAAGTGTCAATAAAATCTCTTAAACACTCTTCCCTAATAGTATTTTCTAATTCAAAATCCCTACTTGAATATCCTGATAAACCTCTATCCTTCTTCAAACTAGAATATTCTGTCTTATAGCTTTCAACAATAACTCTGATTTCTTCTACAATATCTTTCATAACCTTTCTCAATAAAATGTTTTATATTATCTCTTATCGGCATAATTACATTAAAACTTTAGCATTTTCTAATATTTAAAACACTTATTATGCCAAATCCCCTAATTAATCCTCAATAAACTTCAAATATTTCACTTTCCAATTCCATTATTTCTGCTTCTTCTTTTCTCTTCCTTTTTAAAAATCTAAAAGCTTTGCTTCGATTAAACTTTTCTCTTTTTTTATAAGGATTATTTTTCTTAAAATTCCTATTAATTTCTTTTTTAGAAACTCTTCCTTCTTCAAATTCTAGATCGCCTTCCATTTTCTTTTCCTTAAAATTTTAAATGGCGGAAAGTAGAGGATTTGAACCCCTGTAAGTTTTACCTTAACCTTTGATTAGCAATCAAGTGCATTAACCAGACTCTGCCAACTTTCCATTTTTGGTGGGAGAAGAAGGACTCGAACCTCCAAGTTTTAAAACTACTACCGGGTTACAGCCGGGTGCGTTACCACTTCCGCCATTCTCCCACACATTTCACTCAACTTTAAAAATCATCATCAGATAAAACAAAATATATTGAAATTAAAAGCATAATTAATATAAAAAATTCTATTCCCATTACAAATCCCCAAAAACAGTTTTTACCTTTTTAAAATACCCACAACTGCATTTCTCATATACATCAATCCCTTTGTCTCTCCTCTCTTTTAAAACCTGAAAAACTTTCTCATGATTACAATTATTCAGACTCTTTAAAATCAATCTCTGTAGGTTCTTGAATGGCTTCTGCATTTTGCACTCCCACCCTCTTAATTTTAAAGTCATTTCCTAAATTAAGCCCTTTAAAAAGATCATTAACACTTTCTACATTACAAATAACCTTAATAAAATATTCTTTAATCCCCTCCACTTCTCCTTCAAATAAAACTTCCACCTCAAAAACCAAATCTACCTTTGTCATTTACTTAAATACTCCATAATAATTTTTTCCATCCTCTCCGTATCCTCTTCACCTAAATATTCTTTACCACAATTATTACAATAATAAAAATGAAAATCTTCTAAAACAATCTCCTTATTTATTTTTAAGGCACCTATTTTCTCCTCACATTCTAATTCACAAATTCTACAGAGCATTTTTAATCCATTGTCTCCTTAATGTCTTCTAATTTCCCAAGACTAAAAACATGTTGCCCAATAAAAAATTGATAACAGAATCTTTTTCCCCAAGAAAGTTTGCCAATATGAAAAATAAACTCTCTTTTAATTTTTCCATCCTCTCCTTGAATTATTTCAGACCACCTCTTACAACCACTTTCCTCCTCATTAGCCACACTATACAAAATCAACCAACCTAAAAAATAATATTGCTTTGTTTCCATAAATCCTCCTTTAATAAACTTATCGGACAATTTTATCTAAAACTTTAACATAATATAATAATTTCTATAAAGAAAGTCAAGTAAAAATCTTTTTATATAAAAATTTTCTATCAGTTTTTATCTTTCTAAAACCAAAAACTTTTCCTTTTAAACACTCCATTCCCCTATATAAGAAATTATTCTATTACAAATAAAAATACAATATAAAAACTAGATATCATCAAGAAAGAATTAATATACCTAAAATTTAATTATCCATGTTAAGAATACCATATAGTTATCCCCTGAATTGATAATACTATATTTAAAATTTAACCGTATAAGGCTTAAGGGTTCAAAATAAAGCCCCTCACGGAAGTATTTTTTGATATATATGGTGTAAGGGAGGCCGAACCAGAACCATGCCCCTGGGGTCGTCTGGAAATTAGACCCCATACCCGTCATGCCCTAGCCGGCATCAATTGCTGTCAATTAGCTGACGCTTTCTGAATTTCAACTTACCTACTAATAGCTCTGCCTTCTAAGTCCTTAATATCCCATCAACGTCGTATAATATTTAGTATGTTTACTCTGAATTGTAAATGATTGATTGTTCGTTATTAATTAGCAATCTACCCTCTTTTATTCCTTAAAAGCTTTGCTCTCTTCCTATCAGTATTGCTTATGATATCCTTATCAATACACTGATACCATTCATCTTTTATATTTAATGATTGTTATTTATTAATAGAATTGCCTTAAATCGGCTAAAACAACCGAATATAGGCAATGACTATCTTATTGTTATTGTGTTATTCCTATTTTTAAAATTTACTTTTATCCCGGGAGCGTTTTGAAAAATACCGATTGTAAGTTACTGATATCATTACATAGTTGAGATAATTAGAGCTTTATCGAGCATGGTAGAGCATTAGATATTACTAATATTTGTATATTAAAGGGTTATTGTGGAACTAGGATCAAGATGCCACTACTAATAGGAATCTACCACTACTAATGATTTAACCAACAAATACAATAGGATAATAGTAGCTACCATATTATAGTGGGTTTATGGTATTATCATGAATAGTGGTACAAGGAAATAACTGGGGGAATGATGTCAAAGCTATACACTATTGTTAGCAACAATACTATTATATTACTATACCAACAGCATTACTATCTATAGCTCTATCTCCTACTCTCTCTAAGTCCCATCTATCCAACAGCTATATACAGTTATCCTTTATCTATTACCTATATTATACTCTTATTGAGAATGATTACTGACCAGGAAATATTACCATCTTGCTTTGTTATTTTATTCCTGATTTATCAATATATAGACATTTAAACATATTTATCTTTATTTATATATTTCTTTGTTTATGAAAGTATTTAAGCCAATACTTAAATACTTTTTCTATTGTCTGCTCTTAAAACATTTAATTAAAAGATATTTATATAGGGGTTTTAAAAATTTATCGATATCTAGTTTAGAAGAGTATTTAACAAATTTATTAAATCTACTTTGCAAGAGTTATACCTGATAGATTTAATCATATTAAAGATCTGAAAAATTTATTTTATCTGGATGAAATGAGATAGGTTTAAAAATGCTTAGAATAGTCCTAGAATCGTTTTATGGGAGTTAGCATAGTTTGGTATTCGAAAATATTTTGCGTTGATTGTAGAAGAATTGATATTTAAATCATTGTTTTTACTACGTTTTATTTTTTGAATATGAGAAAACTATGAAATACTGTTGGAATAGATTTTGCTACAGGGTAAAAAGCTAAGAAATGGCTATATGGATACGGAAAAAAATAATAAAAATAGTGATGATTTTTTATTGACGAATATTTTTAGGCATGTTAAAAATTAATCTACATTTTGATTCATGACTGGAACGAAGGGCTGAGGGATAAAAACTCAAAACATAGGGACACGAAAATGATGGCAAAAAGGGCCTGCACGAAATGGGGATTTTTGGCAGAATTGCAACTTGAAGGACAGCCCCATTGGAGACTAGAGAGGTGGGCTGAAACACAGGCCGCATATTTTGCCACCGAGCGTGCGCAACAACTCGCCGTTGGTGGTGGTCTTTTGGGTCCCGAATCCCGATTAATGCAGTGCGGAGATTAAAAACTCAAAACATAGGAGATACGACGATGCGAATCAACACATACACTTTTGCAGACGGTTCTTCCTGCCAGGCTCCGACGTTAGAGCTGGCTATCGCGATCCAAAAAGCGGCCGGAAATTCGACGCGCCCTGTCAAAATGCAGACAGGGAATAAAAATTAAGGAGATACGGCAATGAATGATAGCAGTTGGATTGATTTTAATTCTTTTGGGCACTATGTAAATTAAAGAGGAATAACCATGGAAAACTATCAGTCCACCTTGTCCGGCTCATATCTGCACCATCCCGGCAGTCAAAAAATCCTGGTATCATACCGGTTATGGGATTTTTTGCCAATGGCTAATATTATCGAGGGTAGTTGCTGTCATTGTAGCTCTTATTCCGGACCACGATATTGGATTGATGATTCCGAATATTGTGGAGACTGCTGCAAGCCATGCAATTGCTGCGGTACATATATTAATATCCATGATAGGAGCAATCAAAAAATTGATCATGGGCTATATATTTGCGAGGACTGCCTTGAAACACATTATTTTACCTGCAATGATTGCGAAGGGATTTATCCGCGCGACGAAATGAACGACCTAGGGAGTGACTATACCGGCTATGTTTGTGATGATTGCCACTTGGAATATTCCGAGTGCGATAGATGCGGCAGTACAGTATTACGAGATACCCTTGAAATTATTGACGGTGACCAGATCTGCTCTGATTGTGTGAGAAATAATTTTACCCAATGCAATCAATGTGATAATTATTATCTCGACGAACTCAACATATGCCCAATTTGTCATCCAAATCCTATGACCGATTACCACGAGATAGATGTAGCCGTAAAATATGGATTTGGCGAGCCAGGTACATTAATAGCTTCGCAATCCCCATATTTTTTGGGATTAGAGCTTGAATACAATGCGGATGAAAATGATTTTGAAGAGGACACAACAGAGGAAATAGGAAAAATTTTAGACGGATTTGCAATAATGGCAAGGGATAGCTCCGTCACGTGGGGCGAAATCATTACCCGGCCTGACGATTTACCTACTATTTTAGATAAATTTGAAGAACTTTGGAAAAATATCCCCTTCCGGGAAAATGGGCTGGTCATTTCCCGGAAGGGGAGCAAGACGGGGCTGCATATTAATATCGATAAAAGCGCCTTTACTGACATAAATGCTATTGCTTTTTTTGTCATGATGATTACCAATAATCCCCGATATTCTAAATTTATTGCAGGACGTGACGAGCTATATAATTGTGATTATACGACCAAAACGCAAACCGATGTAATCGCGGAAATCAATGGGCACAGCGCGAAATATCAGCCGGTCTGCATCAAAAAAGACCGGCTGGAAGTCCGGATTTATCTCTCTACAAGTCGAATAGATTTTTTACAAATGCGCTGCGAGCATACACTAGCACTAGCTGATTACAGCAATATTTGCAGCAAAAACAACCGCCTTCCGGATATTGCCGATTTTCTGAAATTTGTTGACCAATATCAAGAGCAATATCCGGAACTCCACAAAAGAAATCAACAATACCAGGAGGATAAATAACAATGTGCCTCATTGTTTGCAGCAATAACGGATTCAAAAATGTGCCTATTGATATTTTTGAAGAGGCTTATTACAGCAACCCTGACGGATTTGGAATTATGTGGGGAGACATTATCACAAAGGGTCTATTCAACTTTGATGAAATTTTAACGCTCATTGATGATTGCCCCAAAAATAGACCTGTTGCAATACATTTTCGACTTGCTACCCATGGCGAACCCTCAAAATCACTGTCTCACCCATTTGAGACTAATTGTCCCGGAGTGATTTTGATGCATAACGGTATTTTAAATCAATCATATTGCAGGCAAGCAAAGGAAAGCAACGTTTCTGACACTGCAATCTATGCCTTAGCATATAATCGCCCATGGCACCTATCGTCTGAGTGGAGAAAAAGAGAGGGAAGGCGCATCGGGCATAATAAACTTGTCTTCCTCGACTCTGTCCTTGGAAATCTCTATATTGTAAATCAGCAACTAGGCACTATCCAATTTGATTGTTGGTTCAGCAATTGCAATCAATTGTGGGATTATAATGATACCAATTATCATGACTTGCGTTTTAATGCATATGACGATGGCCGGCATAGTCAAAGTCTATATGATAGATACAGACGTATAACAGATTAAATCAGAGCAACTAGGGAGGTGCTTAATGATCTTTCCTGCACAACGTTACAATCAATATTTTCTCAACAATGGGCGGCATCCCAATTTTTGGATGCTAAGAAAAACCAAAATCCAATTAGGAGATTGACCAATGAAGAAGATTACAGTTATTGCAAATGGCGAAGTATGCGTAACTTTCGAAGTTGATGGGAAGCAATTTTCAAGGCTTAAGGATGCTATGAAAGAAAAATTCAAAATCCAGGAGGGATTTTATCAAGAGGTTTTTGGTGTAAACTCAGCCGATGCAGAATTAGCAAATTGGCATCCAAGTGATGCCAATTTTGATCTCGCCTGTAGTGGCTGGGAAAAATTTTTGAAGGATAAGGGGCAAGTCAAAAAAACCACCACAGAAGAAATGATAGATTTGAAGACTTATTTCTTCGGCGAAAATTAACCATCCTTGCACATTGCAGGAGATAAATTGCACAATGGTTTATCTCCTGCAATGTGAGAGTGGTTAATAACAGATAGAGGAGGCAATAATTATGCCATGCTATGAAGTGAGATTGACATCAGTTGAGTTTATCGCCGAAAATTTAGAGCTACTAAAAAAAGCTCTAACAGCTGAAAGCTGCAAATATACGATCAAAAACAACATTGTATATCTCTCAATATGCAATACAACGATTGACCTGGAGAAAAGGATTGCAACTGGCTCGAATCAATCTGTCTTGAATGCGCTAAAACGAGCATACAGCAGAGAAGTTGTGAAGATGGCAGCCAAGGCCAAAAATTGGAATTTGCAACAGCAACAGAAATCGCTTAATCAATATATTGCTGTAAAATATTAAGGGGAAATTCAATGGCCGATAAAATCAATATCGAGATCCTTGAGGACGGTACAATATCCATAAACACTGATAAAATCTCACAAGCAAACCATGTTTCAGCGGATAAGCTTTTAGCTGAAATTCAGAAACTTGCAGGGGGAAAAACCGACATCAAGAAAAAAGCCGGACATGCCCGATTACATGAGCATAACGGGATTTTCCATAAACATTGATAGATGGATTGAACGACTTATTACGCTAAGGAGAAACGACAATGGAAAAGATGAATTTTCTTTCATATCTTGATGCTAATTACCCTCTGCTTTTGATTGCCTCTTATGAAGAAGAGCGAGTTATTGCAGAATTGTCAAAACAAGCAGAAGGATATAATTGTTTCCACTGGGATATTGTAGATGGTTTTCGTAATTGCAATGGACAAAAAACACAGGATTGCAACAACCCAGTTGAAGCCCTATCTATTGCAATATCTTTGGAAATATCTTCCGTTGTATTTTTCAAAGATTTTCATCGTTTTACAGATGAGCTTGAGTTTTGTCGTACTACAAAATCAATTATTGCAGAGCTAAAAAAACGAGATATCCATATTGTATTTCTGGCTCCAAAAATCAATATCCCGATAGAGCTGGAAAAAGATATCACTGTAATTGATTTCCCATTGCCCGATATTAATGAACTTATAACTGTTGCGCAAAAGCTTATTGATAGTAACCCTGAGTTAAACTTAACTATCGATAGCAATATCATTGCAGGAGCACGAGGATTAACACTAATGGAGGCTGAAAATTCTTTTGCTCGATCAATAATTACAGCAAAGGCTTTTGACCGGGAAATTCTTGAGACTGAAAAACTGCAAATAGTCAAAAAATCCGGATTAATGGAAATTTACCCGGCCGAATCTATCAATAATGTCGGCGGGTTAAAGCCCCTAAAAAAATATATTGAGTCTCGTAAGCGTGGCTTTTTTGATGCTAAACTACCGACTCCACACGGTATTCTTTTAGCCGGATTGCCAGGAAGCGGCAAAAGCCTTGCTGCAAAAGCCATTGCAAGTGTCCTTGGAATGCCCTTAATTCGATTAGACCTTGGAACACTGAAAGGTTCTCTTGTTGGCCAGTCTGAGGAAAACATGAAAAAAGCCTGCAACATGATTGATGCAATTTCTCCATGCGTCGTTTGGCTTGATGAAATTGAGAAATCATTAGCGGGAGTTACCGGCAGTGCAGGAACAGACAGCGGTACATCCGCTAATATGTTTGGACAATTGCTAACATGGATGCAGGAAAGCAAAGCTCAAAAATATATTGTAGCGACTTGCAATGATATTGATGATTTACTTTCATTGTCACAAGGAGCTTTAATCCGCCGTTTCGATGATATTTTCTTTGTTGACCTACCGAACAATCAGGAAAAACAAGAAATTCTAGCGATAATGAAGCGGAAATATAATGCAGAGAGCCTTGATTGTTCAGGGGCCTCTATGGATAAATGGACAGGAGCAGAGATCGAGAAATTTATCATCAATGCTCTTTATGATGGAGTGGGAGCAGCAGCAAAAAATATTCGGCCAATTGCTATACAAAATCAGATTAAGATTGACAAAGCCAGAGAATGGGCTAAATATAACGCTATATGGGCAAACGAACAAGAAAGCGAGCCTATAACAACAATCGGAAGAAAGCTCAAAGTTTGAAATTTTCTTATAACCCAATCCATGAGAAAAGGAGAAACGACAATGAAAGATCTTAGCAATATTTTCAACTCATGCTGTCTGTTGCAGGTTTCTTGCTCGATTTGGCCAGGAAAAAAGGGCATCGACAAGAAAAAAGTCAAAGAAGCTCTTGATACGGAATGGGCAAGCGGCAAGAAAAACACTGTGAATAAAGATGAATTGAAAGCATTAAATAACCTCAGAACTTCAATTCATTTGTTTGTAAAATCCTACACAACTCCATTTCCAATTGACGGCATCAATATGGTTTCGTTCGGACTTGTAGAGAGAGTAGAAAAAGAATTGAAAGAGACCTTTCTTCCACAATTCAATGAGCTTGCCGACAATTTCTGCTCTAAATATCCGGAGCTAAAGCGGCAAGCACGAGAAGAACTTGAGCCCAAAGGGTTATATGATGAAAAGGATTACCCTCGCAATATCGATGAACATTTTAACCTTATCTGGCGTTTTGTTACAATACAAGCGCCAGGAGAAAATTCTTTGCTGTCTCCGGAAATTGTAAAACGGGAACAACAAAAATTTATTGATACAATTCAAGAGGCTCAAGATTTAGCTTTATCTGTTTTACACGATGAACTTGCCAAGCTGGTCCGGCATTGCGTGGAACGTCTCACTCCGGAAAAAGATGGAACTCCAAAACAATTCAGGAAAAACACTATTGAAAACTTTCAGACTTTCTTTGAATCGTTCAAGGAAAGAAACGTTTTCAACAATAAAGAGCTAACTAAGCTCGTGGAAAACGCAAAGAAAATCATATCCGGTGTTAATCCTGAGCAATTGCGAGATGATGCGCCATTTAGAGATAAAATACGAGCGTCCTTAGCCGGTGTTTCAGAACAAATCAACAACGCTATTGAAAACGCTCCATATCGGAAGCTAAGAATTAGATGATTGATTGTTTTATCAGAGTCTATGATTGCTTCCAAAAAATCATAGACTCGAATAAGGCGGTCAATAATAAGAGAGCTTCAAAATCAATCCTGGCAAAAGAGCTAAAAGAAATGATCTATTAACCAACAATCAGGAGATTGAGCTATGAAGATGCTAGAAGTCAAAGGGAATACTTATCCGGTAAAAGACCAAATTAAAGCATTAGGTGGTAAATGGGACGCAACAAAAAAAGTTTGGCTTGTTCCTGATTATAATATAGGGCAAGCTAATTTAATCGTTGCAAAAGGTAGTGAAACACAAAAGAAAAAACCTTTCCGATACAAAAAGTGTGTTGTTTGTGGAGTTGTACAGACCTACAATAAAAGAGGATATCCAAATGTAAAAATCTATCGCAATGGAGAATGTCAAGATTGTTATGAAGAAAGAAAGATGGGGTACTAAAATCAAAAAGGTAAAAGGGTAAAATAAAAACCCTTTTACCTTTTTGATGTTTAAGAAGTGAAAATATTATATCCATTTATTTTTAAAAGGTATTTATATGAAATTCTCTACTGTTATTTCTTTAATACCAGATCTTCACATAACCATGTCCGGAAAAGAAAATTATCCGGTAACTGGTGATATGATTTCAGTGGACCAGATAAGAGAAATAATAAGCAAATTTAAAGGACTCCCTCTTTATGCCGGCTGCTTTGAAAAAGCAAAAATTGCTCAAGAATTTATCCCTGGTGCAGATATAATCGTCGGCGCTATGAGGATATTGAGCAAAGATCGATTATCAATGTATGGCTATGACTTTAAACCACCATTAGAAAGTCATAGCTGGTTAATGGTGCAGAATAAAATTATTGATTTTGCTTTGCCTGGAACGATTTTAAGGGGTCTCAAAGAACGAGATGAAATCGGCCCATTTTTAATTGGCAGAGAGCCTATAATTATCATCGGTACTGTTCCTGATTGGGTATTTTATAAGCCTGTACATAAAATAAAATTTATATAATTATCTCTATAACTAAACTTGTGTGAATTTTTATTGACTTTCTCTAAAAATTACATTATCTCTATAACTAACTTTGTGTGAATTTCTAAGATAACTTTAAGAAAGGAAAAACAATGAGCCAGAAACATTCAGTTAAAATAACTAAGGGCTTATTTGCTAATAAAATCGGAAATATTGAATATAGGATTCCTCCTGGAGTCCTTGCCAGTGAAGCAATTTATAAAATTAGCTTTTCCTCTGCTTTTTCAGGCTTGTTTAAAAGAAGTGAATTCACCCTTATTGGAAAAGGAAAAACCAATGATAAAGCAAACATTTAAAATCAAAATGGATGATGGGACAGAGCAAGAGAAAAAAGGTTATGTTCATGATATTTGGGGCATACATAAAGAAGAAATTTTTAATTCTGCAACCAAGAAAAAAGAAGTAAGGTATTTTATTACTCATCTTTTAAGTGGGATGAGGTTTGCTGGCTTTTATAATTCTTCGCCAGCAAAAGATTTTGTCAAAAGAATCAGTTTGTGCCCTTTTCCAATCAATTGGGAGCAAAAAGGAGTCTCAAATTTTAAAGATAACTTACCCAAACTTAAAGAGATATATAACGCTTGCCTTGTGGATTTTAGAACAAGTCATGGGTTTCATTCTTTAACCGATTGTCCTATTTTCAAGGAAGAAATATGAGAATGTGGATGATTAGCCCCAAATTTCTTTGTCAAAAACACCTACTTGGAGAACACGGAGAAATTCATAAACACCGACATAATTTTATTAAAAAACATAGCATAAGGGGGAGAATTAGCCCAATTGTTCTTATTGAGCCTGCTTCAATGTTATCAAGACATAACGAATTAGCCAAAGAAATGATTTTTCGTGGATATAACCACCAAAGCGCTTATGAAATGCCAGATATTTCGTATTTGCCAGAACTAGAAAGAAAAGCTAAAGTTGTTTTAAGAATCAGTTTTGTAGAATTATGTAAACGATGTCCATCTTGTCAAAAAAATATATTAGCTAGGATAAACATTTTTGATAAATTATTATTGACAAGCAAATAAGATTGTATTATATAGTTAAATATCAAGACAAAAAACACCAAATAAGGAGAAAAATGAAGATTTTTGATATAACTGAATATTGCGAAGGGTACCCAGTTGAATTTGACTATACTCCAAATGGGAGGCCTATAATTCGAGCAATAAATGAGGGAGGATACAATGCAACAGAAATTGATTTGCTCGAATTAATCATGTGGCTAAAAATTAATCACCCTGATTTACTTAAAGATAAATGAATTCTTAACAATATTTTTAAGGAGAAAGTTATGTGTAATTTTTTTAGTTGTATTGTGAAAAAAGACAAGCAAGTTGTTTGGGAGAACGCTATTGATAATCATCACGAATTATTAGAAAAATATCAAATTCCTGATAATCAAGATAATCAATCCCTTATGAATTTTGCAAAAGTAGAAATTATCCCCCCTGATAATAACCCATTCAAAAAAGATTTAACCTTGTGGACATTTAAAGTTGATGAAAGATACATTCCTGATTGGTTTTCTCCTGCTCACAAAGAAGCTTGTTATGAATCCCTTAAAAGCTGCCTAAGTGGTATCCTTCTTGAAAATCAAAAAATTGAAGGGCTAAGGGACCAAAAAGGGCTATTTGTAAATAATTGTAAAATAAATAATTTAATAAACTCCCAAATTAGGGAAATGTACGATTCCCAAATAGAGGTAATGCGCGATTCCCAAATAGGGGCAATGCGCGATTCATCCCAAATTAGGGTAATGTACGATTCATCCCAAATTAGGGTAATGCGCGATTCATCCCAAATAGAGGTAATGTACGATTCATCCAAAATAGGGGAAATGCGCGATTCATCCAAAATTAGGGTAATGTACGATTCATCCAAAATTAGGGTAATGTACGATTCATCCCAAATAGAGGTAATGCGCGATTCATCCCAAATAGAGGTAATGTACGATTCATCTATTATTTTAGCTGTAAAATCCTTTAAATGCAAATTCGCTATAAATGATAATGCAATAACTATTTGCCGCTATAATGAAGTTGAAATACATTCCAAAACAGCAAAACTTTCTCAGGAGGGAAAAAATGAAGATTAACGAGCTTATTAAGATGACATGCCGGGATTTTGCAAAAAACATCAAAACTTTTAACCAAGCTTGCACAAAGGCAGGGATTAAACCTACCAAAAGGCAAGCTAGCAAATGGAGGAACCGAAGGGGCATAGCTTTTGCCCACAAAAGCAAATAGAACATTTTCCCAGCAGTTTTATTTAAATAAAACTGCTGGGAAAATCAGTAGGTTAAAATATAACGCCTTACATAAAACGCGGGCCAATAAACTTGTTGAGGGGATGACGGCGCTTATTCCCGTCACCTTGATGTAATTGTTAGTTGATTTTTATTTTTAAGGAGCAAGCACATGGGATTTAACATACCTAAAACACTAGAAGATGCACAAAAATATAGATACGGAGCTTGGTCTGGGATGCCAAAAGGGACAAAGTATCAAGATGGGCGCTGTGCCTATGAAGTATGGAATGGCCCACGGGGGATGACGGCAAGCCAATGTAGCTTTAAAAATGGGCATGGCCCACATGGTCTATTTTGCAAAACGCACGCAAAGAAGGTTGGCAACTAACAACTATTATAAAGGAGTTACTATGACAACAATAATCACGGCTGAAATCCAAGGGTGCTCTATGGATGTTGAATATTCAGAGAAAGGAAAAGATACAAAAAATATCAAAATTTTGGAGATTACAATAGGAGGGCAAGTACTGCCGGATGAAATCACCGATTTTATTGAAGAAAATTATTTAGAAGAAATTTTAGAATTTATGTAAAAAGGGCTTGACATTCGATTTTCTAACGTCATACTCTATAAGAAATGGATAACAACCCCAACCCATTCTTATGGAGGTTACAAATGAACCTAACGACAAAGAAAACAATGGAAGTGATTGCTGGTGGGAAGAAAGTTAAGGGATTTCGCGTTAATTCCCTGAGAGTAAACGAGATTCTAAGAGAATTAAACCTTCCCTATCACATAGAAAGCCACAAAAAAGGGAAGGGGATGAGAAGTTATGAATTGGTTAATGAAAAAAAGCAGGCGTCAATAGAATTTGATGATATTTGGAGCGTTATACTTGACACTCCATTGCAAGAAATAATCAAAAGTGCCAAGGAGGATCTGGAGAAGGATAAAAGCTTTTGGGCTGAATTAACTACCCAAAAGCAAGAAGCAACCGTAAAGAAAGCGAAGGGAAAAAAAGCTGCATAGCCCCTTTTATTCACCGTTAAGCCATTTAAGCCTAGGCTATAACGGCCTAGGCTTAAATTTTTATTTTTATTAAAAAATAAAAATTGATCAAATTAAACACATCTATTATAGGAGAAAAATATATGATTAAGAAAATAGCTATAACTATAATCAGCAGTCTTCTTTTGACAATCCCGGCTTATGCGAAAGAGCCTGTTCAAACTTGCTGGCAGGGAACCAACACCGTTAATGAATTTTTAGAAATAGAAAGCTCATCAATAGAAGAATTTGCCCCTGGTTATAGCTATATAACTGGAACTTTTAAAACTTCAGATTGTTCATGGAATATTTCAGGACTACTAGGGGGAGATTATTATACCCAAGTAGCCTATATTAATTCACAACATAATATCCAATGCCCTGATTTTAATATGATTTGCAGATTTACGTCTTATTTTGCTTCTTGTTATTATCAAGTTAACAATAACACAAAATTTGAAATTTTATCCAAAATCAATTGTGAATAGATTAACAACATAATAGCTAAAGTTATTTATATAATTTACCGATAAGAAGCAAAGATGCCTAGATTCTTCATAAAAGTTATAAGTATAATTGCCAAAATTAAATAATTAGGAGGAAAATTGATAGAGTTAAAAATAATTGATAATATAACTATTGAAATAAAAAAAGGAGTATCCTTTGTCAAAGACTGTCTTTCTTATCCAGCTGAAGTATGGATCAAGGGGCCATTTCGAAAAGAAAAGAAAAATATAACTAAAAACTTTGTAGAAAACAATAAAAAAATCTCCTATTGTTATACTGGTTTCATTAATAGAATTTTAGAATATTCTAAAATTAGAAATATTTCATTCTCTTGTCAAGGAATTTTTGAAATTTTAAAACCTGATAATCCCCCTGAACTTAAAGGAGTCGTTTTAAGAGACTACCAAATAGAAGCAATTCAAGCAGCATTAACAAGTCAGAGAGGCATAATTAATGCTGCTACCGGCACAGGGAAAACAACAATAGCTCTAGGAATTATTAGTTGTTTTAAAAATCCTAAAGTTTTATATTTAGTTCCTACCATCGACCTATTAAACCAAACCCATAAAATTCTAGAAAATCATTTTGAAAAAGTCTCTAAGGTAGGAAATGGGCATAAAGAAATAAATAGTGATATAGTTATTGCTACTATCCAAACCTTCTCCCGATTAAATTTGGATAATTTTAGTGATAAATTTGACATAGTTATCCTTGACGAAGCACATCTTGCTATGGGCCGTGGATCTACCTGTGAAAAAATTCTAAAAACCTGCTTAGCGCCGATAAGAATAGCTTTCACCGCTACCCTCCCTGTATTAGTTGAGAAAAGACTAGTTTTAGAAGGGCTAATCGGAGAGGTAATTTACGATCTCTCTGTAACTAAAGCCTTAGAGAAGAAAATTTTGACTCCGTTAAAAATAAAATTATTAAAAATCCCTATTAGCAAAACAATAAAAGATAAAATAAAAATAGCTAATTCTTATAAAAACGCTTATAATTTAGGAATTGTACAAAACAGCATTAGGAATAGGGTTATTGCCCAGAAAGCCAAGCAATTATCAGAAAGCGGAAAATCTGTTCTAATTTTTACCAAAGAATTAGAACATATAAAAAATATCTGTGAATGTTTAAAAGCTTTAGAAGTCCCCCATGAAAATGTTCAAGGATCTGTCGAGGGAGACGAAAGAGAAAGAATTAAAAATGCATTAATATCTAAAGAAATAAAAATTGTTGTTAGTTCTGTTGTATGGGTTGTTGGAATTGACCTTGTAACTCTTGATTCTATTATTTTCGCTGGAGGAGGGATGGCCGAAATTGGCTTATTACAAGGGATAGGAAGGGCGCTCAGAAATTCAGAAGGGAAAACAGAAACATTGATTTTTGACTGTGTTGATAGTTACCGTTTCTTAGCCGAACATTTTGCCACCAGAATGAACATTTACTTAGAATTAGATTGGATATAAAAATTATCTTGACTAATTCATTTATTTCAGTTATGGTAATATTCACATTTGTTGGAAATTAAGAATATATAACTAATTCAATTAAGGAGGAAATTATGACAAAGGCTAGATAAAAACTAGCTATTAAGAATAATAAAAGGAACCCTAATATGGAATGCTTTCAGATAAAACAAAATATTCAATTCGCCAATGGACTTGGAGAAACCATGAAGCTTTACAAACTCACAAACCAGGACGGCACCACTTACAATAACTACAATTATGGGGTTATCGGGGAAACCCACAAAAAACCCGTAATCCCAAACCCTAAACTCTGTTCTATTAATGTTTTTCATGCTTACAAAAATATTAATCTAGCCCTTCTTTTGAATCCAATCCATACAAATATTAAAAATCCTCGGTTATTTGAAATCGAAGGAGATATTTGTGTAGAAGATTGGGGAAAGGTTGGCTCGTTCCGGCAAACTGTTATCCGGGAGTTGCCAATACCCCAATGGACTATAGACAAAAAAACCGACATTAAAACAATGTTTGCTATTTTATGTGCGGAAGCAGCGCTTCCGCACTACAAAAAAAACTATCCAAAAAACAATAAACCAGGGCGAGCTATCAAAGCAGCGAAAAAATATTTAAATTTAAAAAATGCTTATGCTGCTGATGCTGCTTATGCTGCTGCTTATGCTGCTAATGCTGCTTATGCTGCTGCTTATGCTGCTGCTTATGCTTATGCTAATGCTGCTTATGCTAATGCTGCTAATGCTGCTTATGCTGCTAATGCTGCTTATGCTGCTAATGCTGCTGCTTATGCTGCTAATGCTGCTTATGCTGCTGCTTATGCTGCTGCTTATGCTTATGCTAATGCTGCTGCTTATGCTGCTAATGCTAATGCTGCTGCTTATGCTAATGCTGCTGCTAATGCTGCTGCTAATGCTGCTTATGCTGATGCTAATGCTGTTAATGCTGCTTATGCTGATGCTAATGCTAATGCTAATGCTGCTAATGCTGCTTATGCTGATGCTGCTGCTTATGCTGCTGCTGCTGCTTATGCTGCTGCTGCTAATGCTGCTTATGCTGCTGATGCTAATATTAATTTTGCTCAACTAGCCGACGAAGCGATTAATTTAATTTTTAAAGGTGTATAATGTCTTATTATTTATCACAATTTTTAAGTTTAAAATGTGCTGAAGATATTTTAAATATCTCTCAGTCTCTTGGTCATAAACCAGAAAAAGAGATTTCTGAAGCAATGGCAATAAGGAGAATCCTTAAGCCTATAACTCTAAATAACCCAAATAAATATAATGTTCTCGAAATGTGTGCCGGCAATGCTCTTCCATCAATACTTGCCGCTTTTACTCTCCCAATAACTAATACTCTTGCCATAGATAAGAGAATAAGAGAAAGAAGATGGGATTTAATTAAAAAATTTGAATATTTATTTACCGACATCAACAATATCCCCCACGACAAAATTAATAATAATACAATAATTATTGCAATGCATTCTTGTAAAAATATAGCCAAAACAATTATTAATATTTATAACAAGTCACTTAGTCCAATATTGATTTTATGCCCCTGTTGTATCGGCCATATAAAATTCACCGAAAATAACCAACTACAATGGTTAAAAGAAAAATATAAAATTTCTAAATATGACCAATGGGTAACATATTTAACCAGTTTATGTAAGGGAACCATTACAATTTTTAATGATAAAAACATTCTATCCCCTAAGAATAATATTATCATTGCAAATAAAAACATTGCAACTAAAAACTAGGAAGCAAAATGGACCATTTAGAGATTATAAATAAGTTAAAAGAAAATAACCATCAAGCCTTTATTGTAGGGGGAATCCTCAGAGATGAATTATTAGGAATAGAATCTCGGGATATAGACATAGCCACATCGGCTTATCCTCTTCAAATATGTGAAATTTTTAAAAACTCAAAACCTCTTTTAGTTGGGGAATCTTTTGGAGTAGTCCTTATCGATAGCTATGACGTAGCAACTTTTCGGTCAGACAGGTATAATGGGCTAGATCATAAAGACTGCAAAGTTTCTTTTGTTGATACAATTGAAGAAGATTTAGCAAGAAGAGATTTCACTATAAACGCTCTTGCTCGTGATGGAGAAAAAATCATTGATCCCTTTAATGGCGCAGAAGATTGCAAGAATAGAATCATTCGCTTTGTTGGCAATCCCCAAGATAGAATCAACGAAGATCCAGACAGAATAATTAGGGCTTGTCGATTCCTAGCTAAAATAGAGGGGGAATTCGAAAAAAATACTTTTAGTGCTTTGAAAAATAATGCTAGGCTTATTCAATACATAGCTCCTGAAAGAATAAAAATTGAAATATTAAAAGCCTTAAATATTAAAAATGCTTCTATGTTTTTTGAAGCATTACATAACATTGGTTGTCTAGAATATATTTTCCCCCGCCTGAAAGATACCTGTCATCATAACCATGGCAAATTTCATAGAGAAACAGTGTGGGATCATTGTATGGTTGTAGGAGATTGTATTTCCACAAAATATCCTTTAATTAAATTAGCTGGCTATCTTCACGACATTGCAAAACCGACTTGCTATATTGAAGATTCTTTTATTGACCATGAAATTATTGGAGCCTCTTTTATTGAAGAAGATTTAAAATTCTTAAAATTTTCAAATGTCGAAATAACTTTTGTTGTTGGTCTTATAACTAATCACATGAGAAGTATAACAACCGATTTTAGTTACAAATCTGCAAGAAAAGCTATTAAATCCCTTTCTTTTTATAACTGTTCCTATAAGAATTTTTTACGGCTTAAAATAGCAGATAGGCAAGGAAATTTATTTAAAGAACCATATTCTATCTCTTTGCTAAAAGATACTATCAAGAAATTTCAAGATAACCGGGATATGCCTTTGTCTACTCACGACTTGGCAATATCCGGAAAAGAAATTATTGATTTATTAGGAATTCAGCCAGGACCATTAATCGGACAAATACAAAGAAAATTGTTGACATTTGTTATTGAGACTGGTATTAATGACAAAGATGTTTTGATTCAAGAAATTAAAAAAAATATGGAGGATTGAAATGATCACGCGCCGGGCAGCCTTGAAAAAGGCTAAAGATTATGCAACTTGTGTCTATTATAAAAAGTGTGCTGGGTGGGATATCATAGGGCGGTGTCACAATTGTTTGAATTATAAAAAAGAGGGTCAAGATTTTAAAGTTTTAGGGACAATAAAACTTCCTCCCAACCATAAGCCTGGGCAAAATTTTTCATTTTTTCCAGGACGTTATGCTATACTATTTAAAGATCTTATATTTAAGAATTTTGCATTTATTATTTGTTGGGAAGATGAGACTGGTAAAATTCAAATTGGAGATTGTGGCAAATTAAACGAAAACGATTTAAATAATTTCAAACAAGAGGGTAAATGGGAAAGCTATAACTAAAAAAATGGAGATTCAAAATGATAGATAGTCCAGGTTTAAGCAAAAGAAAAGATATCTATATTACTTGCAATAATGAATGGGAAAAATTATGTTGGAATCTCTTTCAACAAGAAATAAATTTGTGCTGTTTATCTATTCATAATATTAAAGATAAGGAGATAATAGAAATTTGCCACTATCTATGGAGTAACGATTTATCCAAACCCCTTGATTTAATTATTAATACTATTAAAGTCAAAATAACGGAAGAAAAACTATAGGGGATTGAGAGGAGACTTAAAAATGGAATACAGTATTCAAATAACCGTCGATACCAACGATGCAGACTACGTTACTAATATAAATATCATTTCAGAAGAAGATTTAAATAAAATAATGCCTCTTATTGAAGAAATAAAAAAATATACATACAAGGGGAGAAACAAGTATTATAATTATAACACCTCAGAATGTTATGATCATCCTCTCCCTCATGAAATATATAATTTTAATGATGAAATTTTTGATATATTTGAAGAACTCTGTCCATATACAGAATACGGATTTCATACTATTTCTTCAATCAAAATAACTCCCGAAATTAAGTGGGAAATATTATTATAAATCAAATGAAAAATTATACTAAAGCAAACTATTAAGAGGAAAATATGATAACTATAGAATATACTGCTCATGGAGAACCAATTTCTGACTTTAATTATCATGATTGGCTTACTTATATTAAAAATAATATCGATAGCAACCAAACATTTGTCGTTTCAACAAGCATTTTATTTTTCGCTATAAGATTAGCTATTTGTAATGGTGAAATTGATGAATCAAAAATCAATTTTAAATATCAAAATAAAATATTAGAAATTGATGAATATGGGAAAATCCATCACTGGCCGAACGGGTTTGCAGATGCCGAATTCAATCTTGTAAGAAATATTCTTTCATGTTCAGCAACTAAAAGAAAACAATAAGGGTAAAATATGAAATCTATAAGTTCCTTAGTCGCTGAACTCAAAAATAATAACCAGGACTTAGATTTTTACCCAACAACTACAGAAATTATTAATATAATTAAAAAATCTATTGATGAAGATAACTGTTCTATTCTTGATTGCGGAGCAGGAAATGGCAATGCTTTAAATAAGTTAACAAATGGCAAAAAATATGCAATAGAAAAATCACAAATTCTTATAAAAGAAATGAATCCAGATATTTTTATTGTTGGTTGTGATTTTCATGAAAATTCGCTTATTGATAAAAAAGTAGATGTTGTTTTCTGTAATCCCCCATACTTTGAGTATGTACAGTGGGCAACAAAAATTATAAATGAATCCAATGCAAAAGAGATTTATCTAGTTATTCCAGAAAGATGGAAAAATAAAGAAGAAATTTTATATGCAATTAAAGATAGGGGTGCCTCGTTTGAAATAATTGGGAATACTGATTTTCTAGAAGCAGATAGGCCGGCTAGGGCCAAAGTAGATATTGTCAAAATTAATCTGCAACAAAATTCTCGTCATTATTATTCCAATACCTCCCCAGATATCGATCCCTTTGAGCTTTGGGTTGAAAAAGAATTTCCTCTTAACTCTCGAAAAAATGATGAAGCGGAGGAAAATTTTACAAATAAAATTAATGAACTAGTTCCAGGGAGAGGACTAGTTCCTGTATTAGTTGAATTATATAATAATGAACTCCTAAAGTTAAGAAATCATTTTAAATCTATTTCTGAGCTAGATCAATCTATATTTTTAGAATTAGAAATCGGCTTTAATTCAATTGTTAATCTTTTAAGAGGAAGGATTTTAAATTTAAAAACAAAATACTGGAGAGAATTGTTTAAAAATTTTACTCCAATAACCGAAAGACTGACAACAGAAAGTAGAAAAAAATTATTAGATACATTAACCGAAAATATTAGTGTTGATTTTACTGAATCAAATATTTATTCTGTAACAATTTGGGCAATTAAAAATGCCAATAAATATTTTGACCAACAATTAATTAGCGTCTTTATGGGCTTAGTAGAAAAAGCAAATTTAATTAAATATAAATCAAACCAAAAAACATGGGGAAAAGATACATGGAGGTTTCGACAAGATATTAGAGATGAAAGTATTACTCATTACGGGCTTGATTATAGATGCATAATAAGTTATTATAAAACATTCGATGATAGCTCTTATAGATACCATACTTATAGAAATGGTATTCATGAAGATGTTAACAATAAATTAAATGATATCATAACCATAGCCAATAATCTTGGATTTCATAGCTCTGAAAATAGTTTCGATAAAGATTGGCAAAGAGGACAAGAGCAATTTTTTCATCTAAGCCAGGGAGAAATCCTTATGGCTGTCAGAGCTTATAAAAATGGGAATATTCATTTTAAATTCAACCAAAAATTTTTGAGGAAATTAAATGTAGAATTTGGAAGGTTAAAAGGGTGGTTGCGAGATTATAAGGAAGCAGCAGAAGAATTAAATATCCCAGAATTAGAAGCTAAAATGTACTTTAAATCAAACTTTATTTTAAATTCATCAAATATTAAACTTTTAGGATAAAAATGTTAAATTTAAAAGACATAACAATAAAAACACAATATCCAAAAGGCTACAACTCGGAGAAAACCGGAACCATTAAAATCTAACGAAGTTTTTGCATTAAAAGACAAATTTAAAGAGATGTATTCAAACAAGAGGGGCCAAAATGATAGAATTTAAAATCGGGGATACTGTTAGATGTTTGGTACATGTAAAATTCTGTGATGGACAGAGCATAAAACCGGGAGTTTGCACATAATAACAAAAGAGACAGAAGCTTATTATAATAATAAATGCAATAATTATAAATATTTTTTGGAAAAAAGAAAATGATTCTGAATAACCTCAACTCCCAAAACCTTATTCATCCTCCACCATGGCTAATAAGCAATGTCCATTATTTAACTATGATGGGAAGCATTGCCTACGGTGTTTCAAATGAGTCTAGCGATATTGACATTTATGGGTTTTGTATTCCTCCAAAACATATCATATTTCCAAATATAAATGGGATTCTTATTGGCTTTGATAATAATTATGAACAATTCGAGCAATGGCAAGAACACCATATAAAAGATATTTCTAAAAATAAAGAATATGATTTTTCAGTATATAATATAATTAAATATTTTAGGCTATGTGCCAACTGTAATCCAAACATGATTGATTCTCTATTTGTTCCAAGAAGATGCATTCTTCATATTACCCAATTAGGGGAAATAGTAAGAGAAAATAGAAAAATATTCCTAAATAAGCAAGCTTGCCATAAATTTCGAGGCTACGCATTTGCCCAAATGCACAAAATGAAAACAAAGAGCCCTCAACTTGGATCAAAAAGAGATCAACTGGTAAGTACCTATTCTTACGACGTTAAATATGCTTACCATTTAGTTCGCTTAATTGATGAAGCAGTACAAATCCTCACAGAAGGAGATTTAGATTTAGAAAGAAGTAGAGAAATATTAAAAGCAATCAGAAGAGGAGAATGGACACAAGAGCAAATTGAAGAATATTTTGCGACTAAAGAAAAACATCTTGAGAAATTATATGAAGAGAGTAAATTGCCATATTCTCCTAATGAAGCCAAAATAAAACAATTGCTTCTTAACTGTCTTGAGCAACATTATGGAAATTTATCTGCTTGCATAGAAATACCAGCAAAAGAAAAACAAGCGTTACTTGATATTAAGAAAATCATTGACGGAGTTGTAAAATGAATAATTTTCTATACCCTTTCTTATTGGGGTTTTTAACTAATTCAATCGCATCAAGATTAAGAGGAGATCCAGATTTTGACTTAATTTTCCTTATATTAACCTTGCTCTTAATTATTGTTTTATTAAAAACTCAACAGAATTTTTAAAGGAGAAAGAAAATGGAGGTAACATTTAGCAAAACCAGTTGGCACGGAAAATTTTATTATTTCATTTACAAAGACAATCCATCTCAACAAATCAATCTTTGTCCATATTTTTGGAAAATAGCCACGGGGATTTTAACCCTCCCCCTTATTTGGATTGGGTGCATTATCCAAAACAGAACCCTAGCAAAAAATTCATGGTTTGAAAATTTCTTCCTTACAATTTTAAGTTATTCTCTTATTATTTTCTTTTTAGCAATAGGTGAAACATTTTTACCTGGATGGCCATGGTGGGTACAAATCCTCAATTCTATGGGAAGATGTTTTATTGGCTTTATTATAATTCTTGCTACTCTTGCTACTCTTGACTCTTTAAAAGCTTTCTATGTCTTTAAAACGACAAAAGCAAAAGCCCAAACAAGGCAAGATTCTCTTTTCTTTTCCAAAATTAAGGCTTGGAAGAATAAAATTTGTCCTCAAATTAATTGGGTTTAATTTCTCTCAATTGATTTGTTATAAGTTTTGATTTTAAATAATACAAAGAGACAGCCTATACGTCCAAGTCTTATAACAACATAATTCAATAAAATTATACGAGGTAAAAACATGGCAAGAGGAAGAAAACCAAAAGATCCAGAAGCAACAGAAACGAATACAGTTTATATTCCTATTGAGTTGGGAAAGAAAAAGAACATTATCACAGCCGATTCTCGACAATGGATTTTAAACGAAATTCGGAAGGACAAAGAGGGCAATGAAGTTTTATCCCCTGTTAAATTTTATGCAACGCTGCCAAGGCTGATAAATAGCATGGCTGAAGCCAAACTCAGAAAATCGGAACTTGATTCATGGCAATCGGTAGCCAATAGAATGGAAGAAATCAAAAAAGAACTATATAGCTTTTTTACCCTTAAACAACCAACAGGAGAAGAAAATGAATGAGCAACTTGAAACAATATTAGCAGATATTATTAAGAAAACAACTACAACAGCAGAAGCGGCGGGGAGTTTTGTTTTATCTGAAATTCCAGAAATTGTTAACCAATTACTTGTTTGGAAATTTTGGGTTGCAATAACATGGTCTGTTGTTTCATTTACAGTATTTATTATTGCCAATATTTATGGTTTTAAATATCTAATTAAGGGGATAAAAGAACAAGATCAAGATATTGGTTTTATGGGGACTATAATTTTAATCCCAAATTTTTTCATTATATTTCCAGTCACAATAATCAATACTGGAATTTGGATGCAAATTTGGCTAGCTCCTAAAATTTATCTTATTGAATATGCTTCTAAACTAACATTGAATTAAAGGAAATAAATGGAAGAATATATTAGTGGAACAGGACAAAAATTAAGAGTTCATGACAAAGAAAAGTGTGTTGGTAGATTCTGCCCGATTCATAATCCATCACAACATTCTATGATTAATTGGCCTACCCATTGGAGGGATGATAGAAGGATTATGGAAAGAATTTGCCCTTGTGGAATTGGGCATCCAGATCCAGATGATTTAGCTTTTAGAGAAAAATTGGCCAGAGATAAAGATAAAAAAGAAACAGGGATAGAAAAAGAAGATTATAGTTATTTAGGAATTCATGGGTGTTGTTCGTGCCATTGGGAAAAATAAAATAGTTTAGCGCTAAAAAACATTAAAGTTTAGAAGCTATTTTTCCGATAAGTAGTATAATAAAATAAAGGAGAATATATGCAACCGGAAGAATTTACAAGACTACAAAAAGAAATCGGGTGGAATAATAAAGTTTTAGCTTCAAAATTAGGTATTCATGAAGTAACTGTATGTAATTATAAAAAAGGGGGATTGTCTATTCCTGAAACAATAGAAAAACTTATAAAATTTTATCATAAGGAGATTATTAAAATTTTATCATAAAGGAGGGTGAATGGATTTTACAAATGCTTCAGGAGAACAACATGCAAAAACTTTAGAAAAAATTGATATCAGCAATGCACAATTATTTGATATTGTAGAAAAAGACAAAATAGAAAGAAACGCTGATGATATTTTAGAAAAGATAAACAATAAGAAAATACCTCCCTGGGCACTTTATTCTCAAATGGGCATATTTCTTAACGAAACATTACAATCAAAAGCTTATTCATCAGAATTAAAAAGAAGACACGGTATTTATTTTATTTACAATATCCATAAAGAAATAATTTATATTGGAAAATCAAATAACCTTAGAAATAGGATAAGGCAAAGTGTGCCTAACCAAGCTGGATTTTATTATTCATATTGGTTGGTGGAAAAACTAGAGGATATTGATATTTTAGAAATTTGTTTAATTTCTTTACTAAATCCTCCCCTCAATAGAATAAAAATTAAATTAAAAGATAAATTTGCAAAGGATATTTCAAAAGAAATCAACGTTTATTTTAAAAGTGATCCTATAAAAATTTTTGCTTTAAACTATGAAAAAATAAGGGGTTATGTCTTAAAAGAGAGTCAATTTTATAGAGATGGACGTTATAAAGAACAAGGATATTACTAAATGGAATCAGAAGAGCTAAATAAAAAACAGGAATGGGGCTTGCCTTCAATTGGAGTACCAGCAGAAATTTTATTTAATCCATTATTTTCTAATAGTGAAAAAATTCTATATGGATTTTTAAGAAATCTTTCATCCCAACCAAGAGGGTGTTTTGCTACAAATAATTATTTGGGGCGCCTTGTTGGAATGAAGAAAAATTCTGTCTCACGAGCGATTGCTAAGTTAAAACAAGCAAAATACATTTCTATTGAGGAAGAAATTTATAACGGGTTTAAAAGAAGAGTTATTAGAACTAAGAATGTACTAGAGTATTATCAACCATTAATTCATTTAGTTTATCAAAAAATCAAAGAAAACATCGATTATTTAAATGATTCTGAATGTATAGGGTTATCATACAGCTTAACGGGGTTATCCTCAGAGGTTATGGGGGTAATCCTACAGGAGTACCCCCCTACTCATACAGGAGTACCCCCCTACTCATACAGGAGTACTAATGAATATGATAATAAAGATGATAGTAAACTAGATATTAAAAAAGATAATAAACAGGATTCTCTTGAATCCTGTCCAACAGGGGAATCTCTTTTTATCAAAGAAGAAGATGATATAAATGCCTTAGAATATAATAATATACAAGATGACACATCTCCTTTATATGTCTCTCAGCGAAAAGCTGAGAAAGAATTAAGCCGGGAATCCCCACCCAACCGGCAGAGGCCAAAAGAAAGCCTTACTATTGAACCTCCAAAAGAAAAAGCTTCACCTAAGGCAGAAAAAAAAGATAGAGCAGATATTTCTCCTAAATACGTTGATAAGGTTTTGGATCTCTGGATGGCCCTAGGCTTCAGGAAGCATAAAAAGGGCTCAAAAACTTATAACAGAGTTTATATATGCCTAAAAGGATTAAGGGCAGGAAATTTTTTTAATGGCCAAGAAGAGTATCGAGAATATTTTGATCACATATTTACTAGAGATGAAATAAATGAATCTTTACGAAATTTTTCCTTAGCTGCTTTTAATTACGATTATAAGCCAGAAATAGGAGATTATAAAAAATATCTTGGAAGCATTGATTTTGATAAATTTGTTTATAATTCTAGAACTGCTAATTCTCCAAAATCATTATTTATTCATTATTTAGAAAATAAACCTGAAAGAGTCGCCGATAGTCTCCAGTTAATAAAAGATCCAGATGAGAGATTGACAGAAATTGTAAAAAGTGTTTTTATTGAAAGAATTCTGGGAGGGGCAAAACCTGAAAAATGGACTTCAAAAGATGAAAACAATTTTAGGTTATGTTCTAGAAAGATATTGACATTCTTTGAAAACAATGGTAATAAAGTAAACGCTGGCTTGCTAAGTAGGACAAGACCAAGGGAAGTGGTGGATGTTTTATTCGATTCACTTTTAGCTGATTCCGGAGAAGGGATAGTTATAACGTCTGGATGGATTTGTAGTCCTCGGTTGTTTAATAGTGTGTTTCCTCAATATCTTAATCAAATGGGAATTTTAGGAGGGCAAAATGAAGAAGTTTTTTTGGCATGCAGCTAATTTTTTCAAGCTATTGTGGAAAAATCTTACAAAATCAAATACATTATCTGAATGCCAACAACAATTTTTCGACAAATATATTTCATATACTCAGGGGCTTTACGGAGTCTTAAGTGCAACTATACTCTTTATCAAAGAGACAGAAGGTGTAGATAAAAGTAATATTTCAACCGGCACTAGCACAAAGAAATTTTT